CTATGAAATCTACACAGTTAGTAGTTAGTAGAAAATGGTTAACGACAATGATGGGAATAAAGCTACAAGGAGAAAAAGGTTTATTCACTCCACCAACATATAGCCACATTTACAATCTAAAAACTGTCAAAATGTCTAACGACAAAGGAAATTGGATTGGATGGGGTTATTCTAAAGTTGGTCCAGTAGAAGATGCAGCAGCTTACAATATGGCTAAAACATTTTCTGAAAGACTTGCCAAAGACGATGTGCAAGTTAAACATGGATCAGACGAATCAAAAACAGATTCACCATACTAAATAAAATCCTAGGAGTAGGCGTGGAAGCGAGAGTGGAAACGCCTATTAAAATTTATGTTTGAAAAAATATTTAAGGGATTGGAACGTGCGCATGGTTGTACTAAAGTAAGTGCTCCTGTTGAGAATGGTGTCAAATTAAAAGGTCAATCATTTGTTGTACGTCAACCAGTGACCACGGACCTGTGGGAAATGCATTTAAATGGTAAACAAAGTTTAGGTATAATACCAATTAACGAGGATAATCAATGTATATGGGGTTGTGTAGATATAGACTCATACGCAGGGTTTGATCACAAAAAATTAATAGATAAAATAAAACAATTTAAATTGCCTTTGGCCGTGTGTAGGTCAAAGAGTGGAGGAGCACATGTCTTTCTCTTCTCGGATCAACCCGTAGCTGCAGAAAGAATGAGAGATAAGTTAACAGAAATAAAAACACTACTAGGATACGGCGGATCAGAAGTTTTTCCAAAACAAATTCAATTAAAATCAGCAGACGACACAGGTAATTTTTTAAACCTACCATACTTTAATGGTGATAATACAACACGTTATGCATTTAAAGATAATGGAGAAGCAGCAACACTAGAAGAATTTTACAGTATATATACAGAGATAAAACAAACAGACATTACAAAAATTAAAATAGAAAGACCTAAGTCAGATTTTGACGATGCACCACCATGTATAGAACTTATGGCAATAAATAAAATACCAGAAGGTGGTCGTAACAATTCTTTATTTCATTATGCAGTGTATGCAAAACAAAAATGGCCTGCGGAATGGAAAAGTAGACTTACTATGTTTAACATTGCTGCATCAACTTCACCTCTTAGTGAATCAGAAGTAGATATAATTAAAAGACAACACGATAAAAAAGATTGGGGTTATAAATGTAATGATGTTCCTATGTGTAATTTGTGTGATAAAAAATTATGTAGAAGTAGAAAGTATGGCATAGGTGAAGAAATTGTATTTCCATTACTATCTGATTTACAAAAAGTTAAATTAGAAAAACCATATTACTATCTTAATGTAGATGGAGAAAGATTACATTTAGAGAATGTAAAATTTTTAAAACAACAAAGTTTATTCCAAGAAGCATGTATGGAACAATTGGATTTTAAACCACCAACAGTTAAACCTAAAGACTGGGACATGATTATAAATCCACTAATGAAGAACCATGAACCAGTAGAAGCACCAGAAGGTGTAACTACACAAGATCAATTACAAAATCATTTAGAAGAGTATTGTCTAAACAGACAGGTGTCTACAGATAAAAACGATCTTAAAAAAGGTGGTGTGTGGACTAACGAAGGTAATCACCATTTTGTATTTGATAGATTCTTTAATCAATTTTTAATTAGAAAACGTTGGGATATAAATTACCAACGTACAGCACAGATGTTAAAAGAAGCCTGTAGCTGTGATGACAAACGTATTGGTAAAGAAAGAATATCTGTTTTTGTAGTTAAACAGTTTGATAAAAAAGAGGATGACTACAACCAAAAAGAATTAAAACCAAAGGATCATTTCTAATGAGAACAATTGTATTAGGACCACCTGGAACAGGCAAGACTACAACTTTGTTAAATAAAGTTGATGACTACCTTAAAAAAACGGATCCAAATAAAATTGGTTATTTTGCATTTACTAAAAAAGCAGCTAACGAAGCTAAAGATAGAGCCATGCGAGATTTTAATTTAGGTGAGGATGATCTACCATATTTTAGGACCCTACACTCACTTGCTTTTAGAAAATTAGGATTGAAAAAAGATCAGGTCATGCAACCAAGACACTATAAAGATCTTGGAAACAAGTTAGGATTTCCTGTAACATACGCAGATTATCAAGAAGACCAAGGTGGTATATTTACATCAGACAGTGAGTATTTAAGAATAATACAATTAGCACAACTTAGAAATATTACACCAGAACAACAGTTTGATTTAGCTGAACACACCCAGGACTTGGAAAGAGATCAACTCAGAATTATAGCTAACGAATTAAAACGTTATAAAAAAGAATATGTTTTAATGGATTTTAATGACATGATATTAGATTTTAACAAGTCAGAATTATCTCCAAAATTTGATGTAGTGTTTATAGATGAAGCACAAGATTTATCATTAATGCAATGGGACATGGCAAAAACCATATGGAAAAAAACAGAGGATGCATTTATTGCAGGAGATGATGACCAAGCTATATTTAGATGGGCTGGTGCAGATGTAGATTCTTTTATAGCTTTAAAAGGTCAATACTTACCACTAACACAGTCTTATAGAATACCTGCTAAAGTTCATGGTTTAGCTATGGGTATAATAAATAAAATTAAAAATAGAATAGATAAAACATGGGAACCTAAAACAAATCAAGGAACACTACAAAAACATTTTGATATTGAAAGTATAGATATGAAAAGTGGTGATTGGTTAGTATTAAGTAGAACTAGACACATGCTTAATGACATAGAAGAATCATTGTACAGACAAGGTTTGTATTACAAAAACAAATATAAAAGAAGTAACGAACAAGATTTACATGAATGTGCAATAGCTTGGGAAGGTGCACTTAGAGGACAACCTTTATCTTACAAACAAGTAGAGAGCATATCTAAATATATGAGTGACAAACATTGGCATAAGAAAAAAATAAAAGGTATGGCTAAAGGATCTTTTTATGAAATAGATCAACTTGTAAATGATTATGGTTTACAAATTAAAACAGTTTGGTACGAAGCATTTGACAATGCAGGTCAAACTAAGGTAGATTATCTTAGGAAGATGAGAAAGAACGGAGAAAAATTAAACGAAAAACCTAGAATAGAATTATCTACTATACATGCAGCTAAAGGTGGTGAAGCAGAAAATGTTGTATTGTTAACAGATCTTACAGAAAATACTATGAGAAGTTATGAAAGAAATCCAGATGACGAAAATAGATTGTTTTATGTAGGGGCAACACGAACCAAAGAAAACTTACATATTGTTGAACCAAAAAAATATGAGAAAGGCTACATACTATGACCCACAGTGAGATTTTTAAAAAATCAATATACGATTCATTAGATAACCAGGTAGGTGGTAAACACTATCGTAAAATGAAGATACAACCTGCTGAATTTATAAATGAAAACAAATTACTTTTTGCAGAAGGTAACGCTATAAAATATATTTGTAGACACCAATCAAAGGGAAAAAGACAAGACATAGAAAAAGCAATACATTATTTAGAAATGATACTTGAAAGGGATTATGATGCAGATACCACTATTTAAACCACAAACAGAATGGCTACCACCAGAAAGTTTTCCAAACTTATCAAAGTATAATGAAATAGCAATTGACTTAGAAACAAAAGACCCAGACTTAATAAAAATGGGTTCTGGTTCTGTGGTTGGTAAAGGAGATGTAACAGGTATAGCCGTAGCTGTGACTGGTTGGTCTGGTTATTATCCTATTGCTCACGAAGGTGGTGGTAATATGGATCGTAAAAAAGTTTTAAAATGGTTTCAAGATGTTCTTAGTACACCTGTAGACAAAATATTTCACAACGCCATGTATGACGTGTGTTGGATTAGAGCTCTAGGTTTAAGTATCAACGGTAAAATAATAGACACGATGATTGCATCGGCCTTGGTTGATGAAAATCAAATGCGTTACGACTTAAACAACTGTGCTAAAAGATACACTGGTAAAGGTAAAAATGAAACAGATTTATATCAAGCAGCAAAGGATTGGGGTATTGACGCTAAAGCAGAAATGTATAAACTACCTGCAATTTATGTGGGTGCATACGCAGAAAAAGATGCAGAAATTACATTAGCTTTGTGGCAAGAACTTAAAAAAGAAATAGATCATCAAGATATAAATTCTATTTTTGATATGGAAACGGAACTGTTTCCTTGTTTAGTTGATATGAAATTTAAAGGAGTATGCGTAGACGTTCAAGCAGCTCATACATTAAAGAAAGAGTTAGCATTACAAGAAGATAAGTTAATCCAAACAGTAAAAAAAGAAACAGGAGTAGACACTCAAATATGGGCTGCAAGATCCATTGCTCAAGTTTTTGATAAACTAAAATTAAATTACGATAGAACTGAAAAATCACAAGCACCATCTTTTACTAAAAACTTTTTGCAGAATCACCCTCATCCATTGGTAAATAAGATTGCTCAAGCTAGAGAGATTAATAAGGCGCATACTACGTTTATTGATACCATATTAAAACACTCACATAAAGGTAGAATTCATGCAGACATTAACCAACTTAGGTCCGATAATGGAGGTACTGTAACCGGTAGATTTAGTTACTCTAACCCTAATCTACAGCAAATACCAGCACGTAACAAAGATCTTGGACCACGTATCAGGGCTCTATTTATACCTGAGAAAGACCATACATGGGGTTGTTTTGACTATTCTCAACAAGAGCCTAGGTTGGTAGTACATTATGCAGCTTTACAAAATTTATATGGAGTAGAAGAGGTGTTAGATGCTTACCACGAAGGTGATGCAGACTTTCATACAATCGTTGCTGATATGGCTGACATACCTAGATCACAAGCTAAGACTATAAATCTTGGTTTATTTTATGGTATGGGTAAAAATAAATTACAAGCAGAACTTGGTATATCTAAGGATAAGTCAGATTCATTGTTTAAACAGTACCATAACAAAGTACCATTTGTTAAACAACTAATGGACAATGTAATGAGTAGAGCACAAGACTCTGGTAAAATTAGAACGTTACTTGGTAGACTGTGTAGATTTCATTTATGGGAACCTAATCAATTTGGTATACATAAATCATTACCACATGATGCAGCGCTCTTGGAACACGGACCAGGGATTAAACGTGCGTTTACATACAAAGCATTAAATAAATTAATACAAGGATCAGCAGCTGACATGACAAAGAAAGCAATGATAGAATTGTATAAAGAAGGCATTATACCACACATACAAGTACATGATGAATTGGATATATCTGTTGAGTCTTCGGAACACGCAAATAAAATTGTTGAGATTATGGAAAATGCTGTTAGTTTAGAAGTACCTAACAAAGTTGATTATGAATCCGGTCCTAACTGGGGCCAAATAAAATGATAAATTATGGCTTACTTAAATGCAAATATACCTGTACAATACGCACAAATAAAAAAGGAGTATTTATATGACCTTAAAAAAAATCATGGCGAAGTTGAAGACTGTATTATCTTCGGCATCACGGCTATTACCGGCAGAGCTATTCTCTGGCATGCCATCATGGAAAACGGTGCTATCTTTTATCGTTTACCCATATCGGCTTTTATTCAACGTGGTTATGACCCCGAGTCTGTTCCGACCAAAAGACTTGATGAATTGGAAC